GGGAAGCGTGTTCCTGGAAAAAGAAAAACAAACTTTAAGCCTAGCTGATCGCCTACATTTTCTAAAAAAAAGTTAATTAATACAATACAGGTCTATACATATACCTGAACCTAGGAGAACAACTCATGAGTAATATAAAGAATATAGCTGATATTCTACCCGAAGGGCTTGATGAATCTACCGTTGAACAGATCTTTCAACTGGTAGATTCTACTATTAACGAGCAAGTCGCTGAGAAGATCGGCCTCCTTGAAGCGCGAGTCACCGCGTACATTCGCACTAAAATTGATGACATCAAAGAACAAGCTCTTACAGAACTCTCCGAGGAGAGCGAAGTCTATCGAAATGCTAGACTATTCGAATCTGTAAGAACTCTCATGTCCCTTGAGCTTAACACCGACGACCAAGACAACGCTCTTTCTGAAATGACAGGCCAGTATGGCGAACTTCAGGAAGAGTTTGACGTTCTAAACAACCAGCTTGCGAGCCTAGTTGAAGAGAACCAGCGTCTTGAGAACACGGTAAGAGTTATGGACAAGAAAGTTTCTATTGCTGAGAGCACTGCCTCTGAGCTTGAGACTCAAAAAGCACAGCTTCTGGAAGAAGTTGAGAATCTTGAAGCCGCGAAGGACGAAGCATTCGTCTCTTCAGAGAAAGCGGTAGTTGTTTCCAAAGCGGATTTGGAAATCAACGAAGAAAGGACTCAAATCAATAAAAGCAATGAGTTCCTAACTGATGAGGTCATGAAATTCATGCCCTTTACCTCCCAATCCTAAGGATTAATTATTATGGATATTATGCATCAAACGGATGAAAAGCTTGTCCAGAAGTGGGAGCCTGTCCTTGAGGGCATCGACAGCGAGTATACTCGTCGCGTCACCGCTCAACTTCTTGAGAACCAAGCGAAATCAATTGTTGAAGAGCGCATCTCAGAAAACCTCTCTACAGGCGCTACAACTACGGGCCAGCTTGGCACTTTCCAAAAGTTCGCTTTCCCTCTCGTTCGTCGGGTTTACCCGCAGCTTCTTGCTAACAGCCTAGTTGGCGTCCAGCCCATGCAGGGTCCGGTTTCTCAGGTATTCTACCTCGGTAACGACCGCGTGTACGGTGACGCTGTTCAGACTGTCTACAGTAAGTTCAACATGACCTACAGAGGTCTTTACAACTCCACCATCGGTTCTACGTCTTCTACGAATAGCACCGACAAAGGAACCTTTGGTCCCAACGCTGCGAATATAGGGGGCCTTGACGGTGACTCTGCTGGAACTGGCTTCGACGTTTCTAACGTCCTTTTCACTGCTGGTGGTGACTCTCTTTCCGGTAACGGCGCTCCGTCTGGCACAATGGGTGGTCAGATTGGTGCTTGGCCTAACTCCTCGGTTCTCATGGGTTGGCAGCTTTCCGCTGGTGAGCGTCTAACTGGTACGGGCATCCCCGAGATGACCTTCCACATCGAGCAGGAGGCGGTCGTCGCTAACACTCGTAAGATGCGTGCGCTTTGGACTCTTGAGGCTTCTCAAGATCTCAAGGCTTATCACAACCTTGACCTTGAGCGTGAGCTTACTGACCTTCTTAGCAAGGAGCTTCAGCTTGAGATCGACCGTGAGCTTATTGAAGACCTTCGCATGATTGGTTACGGCTTCCGTAACAAGTCTGCTGCCCAGCTTGGCGGTGTTGATCAGCGTCTCATGGACAACGATTACATCAGCATGGGTGATGCTGCGGACGGTCGCTTCCCTGGTCTTGATGGTGCTGGCGCTGCGGGTACTTTTGTTCCCAACCAGTTCACCTATGACTTCAACGGCACAGGTGCGGGTCTTACGGAGTTTGCTGGAAACAACCTTAATGGCTCTAACGTCTTTGTTGTTGATTTTACGCAAGGTTCTGAAGACGGTCTTTATCCTCGTCACGTTGGCGAAGTGTACTCTAACCTTCTTGCGGTCATCAACATTGCCTCGCAGGACATCTACCGCACCACCATGCGTGGGCCGGGTAGCTGGCTTCTTACCTCTCCTCTAATGGCTGCTCTCATGGAGAGTGCTGCCAAGCTTGAGGGTGGTATTGCTCCTGCTGATGGGCCTACTAACGTCGGTCGTAACAGCATCGAGTACAAAGGTAAGTTCATGGGTCGCTATGATCTTTATGTTGACCCCATGTACCCGCAGGACGAAATCCTCATGGGTTACAAGGGTGCTAACGCGATGGACGCGGGCTATGTCTACGCTCCGTACATCCCGCTCCAGCAGCTACCAACTGTCGTTGATCCTGAGACCTTCCAGCCGAGAAAAGGCTTACTTACTCGCTATGGTAAGGTCCAGATCGAGCCGAACAACCGCTTCTACCGGATCATTAGAGTAGTTGGTGCCGACTCTGGCTTCCTCTTCTCGCCGTTCGCTAGAAACACCGCTTCGTTAGGTGTTCCCGTAGCTAACCCCTGATTTAGGTAACTAAATAAAAAAGGAGGGCCAGAGGTTTTTTGTGCCTCTGGCCTTCTTTCTTTGCTATATAAATAAGACATGTATAAGTACAGAAGCAAGTGCAGGTGGAATATGCTTCTCCATATTGACGGGGAGATAGTAGAGATAAGACCTGGAGAGTTATTCAACTCTAAAGGGTTAGTTGAGTCCAGATACTTAGAGTTGATGGACCAACCAAAGAAGCCTAAGCGTGGCCCAAAGCCAAAAATAAAAGAAGAAGATGGCAGCGATTACAGTAGATCCTAAGTTACTTGGTTATGGCGATTCTTTCGGGACCTACGCTGGTAGGAACCTTGGGGATACGGATATTTATTCCACTGCCATAGATGGTTCAGAACTTAACAAGGGCCTGATGGCTGACCAAGTAGAGTTTAATACCTTTGAGCAGACCATCAAAGACTTTGTTCTTGCCCGTCTGGGTCATCCTATTGTAAGAGTAGAGCTTACAGACTTTCAAATAAAGACAGCTATTGATGAGTCCATCACTAACTTGGACTACCACGCTCCATTTTGGAACACACAAATCGCTACGTTCCAAACGACTCCCAACGTAAACACTTACGTTCTTCCCACACACATAGCTAACAATCTTAGCTACTGCGCTTACAAGAAATCTCTACTCAGTATTCAGCCACAGAACGGCACGCTAGAGTTTGATTTCTTTATTAAGTATTTCCAAGACAACTTTGTCTTCAGTGATTTCTCCATGTCTGATTTTTATCTACTTCAGACTCACTTGGAGATGACGAGAAAGATACTCAGCCAAGAGGGCTCTTGGGACATTATTAATGGTAATGTCCTTCAGCTATACCCTGTCCCAGCTTTAGGTGATGCAGTCATCCTAGTATACCGTGGCCTTGACACAGGGACCATGCATCCATACTACAAGAATTGGCTACAACGATACGCTCTAGCAGTTTCTAGAGGCATTCTCGGAGAGATCCGAGGCAAATATTCTTCGCTACCATCACCAGGAGGTGGAGCGAGCTTGAACGGAGCAGCACTTATTCAGCAAAGCGATGTTGAGAAGGAGAAGCTCAAAGAAGAACTTCTATCTGAGATAGAAGAACCACCAGTATTCACACTATTCTAATGAAAAATAAAACAGTATATCATGACATGGGTTATCTAATGGCCGAGTCTCTTGGTCTTGTCTCTGAGGAGATCAAGCAAATGAAACCCGTTCCTCCTTACAAAAAGCCTGGAGAATTATCAAGGGAGGCTGAAGAAGCAAGAGCAGCAGGAAAGAAACCTGCAAAATCCCCTGTTCGTAATCCCGATGGGTCTCTAAGAATGCCAAGTAAGATTAAAAAAAAACGAGGAGCGCGTCCCTAATATAGATGGCTAACAAGAACTACAAGGTAACGACTAAGCTACCAGCACTGCCAGACATAGATACGGATGACAGTGCTTTTAGCTTATTTGATCAGGACAACCCTGACATCAACCTGTTCAACCTTGTAGATGATGAGATGATTCGTCTAGCTGGCTCCAAGTTTTACTTCTATAAGTATTACCAGTCAGACAACTACGACGATGTGTATCGAGAGGAGAGGAGCAAGGTAGTGTCCAAGACACCCATCACAGTTCATGGGCACTACGATCCTATCTCCATGTCAGAGGAGCTTACCCAGTTCGGTATTGAGCTTACTAACGATCAGCTATTTACGTTTAACAAGAGCTACATTGAGACCAAGCTTGGTAGGTCCGTCATTCCTGGTGACGTAATCAAGCCTATGTTTCAAGAGCAGAAGTATGAGATCTTCGAGGTGGTTGAGGATAGCTTCGAGGCGTATGGAGTTTATCATTTAGTGTGCTCTGCCAAGCTCCTCCGCGATAGCACAGAGGTTCAGGACACTCCTCTATCGAAGGTTAGTGACGAACTTGGCGGGTATGGAGGAGCCATCGAAGAGCTATGACAAGAAACAACTCAATAGAATCCATACTCAATTGGGACGCTAGTAGCAATGAGAGTAGAAATAGATACTATCCTACTAGGGAAGGCGATGTCAGAAGAAAGATTTTCAAAATGACTCAGGCCAAACAGAACATCTCTTTCGTTTATAGGGATTCTCTTCGTGCAATGATCTCTGCCTTTAATGATATTGGCTATATCTCCGCAGAGGATAAGTTTAAAGAAATTAAGTGTCTACATGCAAATGCGGAGAGGGCTATTGCCAAGCTTAAGCAAGAAGAGAATATCGTTCTACCGATGCTAACTATTTCTCAAACTACAACGGCTAACGATGACTCTAGAAGAAGGCAAGAAAGTGTACTTGTTAACGAAAAGTATTGGGACGCTGAAAAGAATAGAGCTTTCCGAGTTCTGAGTTTAGCTCCTCGTCCAGTCAATATAAACTATCAATTAAATGTTTGGTGTAAATATATGTCTGACATGGATCAAATTTTAGAACAGATTCGTATTAAGTTTAATCCTGAGATGAATGTATCTACCAAGTTTTCTACGATAGCCAAAGCTTTCTTAGAGACTGAAGAAGATGTAGGTTCTGTAACTGCTGGAGATAAAGAAGATAGAATCATCAAGAAGACCTTCAACATAGTCTTTAGAACCTATGTTCCTAATCCAAAGTTCTTGGTAACCTCTACAGGTAAAATAGAAGAATTCAATACTGAGGTTAAGCTACCGTGAGACCACCTATTGTTACAGGGGACATTGCTTCTTGCGGTCATCCCGCAGTGTCTACTTCTAATGTATTTATTCAAGGTAGGAACGCTTGTACAATAACAGTCTCCACCGCTGGGGGTCCAATCCTAGGCCCTGGAAGCCCTAAAGTTTTGGTCAACGGGTTGCCTATCAGTGCATTAGGTGATGCAGTTACTCCTCATGGCTCCGATGTACACAACGGACCTGTTATGAGCACCGCTACAATAACAAAAGTGCTTGTGCCATAAAAAAAGTAGTAAAAAACTTAAGCACGAACTCTACATACTAAGGAAGGAAATAATCATGAAAATAGTAAAAAATGATTGTCTACAAGCATTCACCGTCTACTTCCGCACTGAGAAAGGTGCTAAAGCCAAGTGTATGCAGCCGGGGGAAAGTATAGCAGTTCCTAGCAGCTATATAACGGAACAAATAAAGACGCTACACAAACGTAGGATTTTTAAGATTTCCAACGGATAGGAGATAAATTATGCCAAATTATTTAAGCCCCGGTGTTTACACAGTTGAGAAGGACATTTCAGAGTTCACACCTTCAGTCAATACATCTATCGTAGGTATTGTTGGTTTTGCTTCCAAAGGTCCAGTTAACAAAGCTACATTGATTACAGATCAGGCTTCCTTAATTAGAACTTTCGGTCAGCCTAGCGAAGCTATCAATGGTCAAGGTCTAGAAGGTGCTCTTGAGATTTTAGAACAAACCAACGTAATTTATTTTGTTCGGTGTGCAGATGAACAAGCGGTAGACGCTTCGGCTACTGTAGCATTAGGGTCTTGCCCTGCAATTGCTGTTTCTGGTCAGCCCAATAATGGTGCTTTTAAAAGATTTGGTATAGAGCAGCCTATAACTTTAAGAATTCAAGTTAAAGATTCTCAAGGCTTTGCTCAGTTTACTGACAACGCTGGGGCCGGAAGGGATTATGTAGTCAATGTTCCTAACGCTAGGTCTCAATCTGAAGCCCTTAGGTCTGTAATTGGAGGTGCTTTAGATGCGGATAAGGTAGGCGTTTTTAATGACGGTAGCTTCGATTCAGGGTTGGGACTTTCCGGCGCTATCGTCGGAGGATTTGCTGGGTCAGGTGCCTCCTTGCATGTTTCTTCTTGTACAGGAATTACTTTTGATCCAGACAACGCTGTAGCCGCTCTGCAACTTATAAACCCCGTTTCCGGTACAGTTAGCGATTACGGTATGTCAGGAAGCCTTGCTTCAGCTATAGAGATTGGGGGTAGTCAAATACTTTCCACAGGCACAAATTCCTTAAGTTACTTAGTCCAGTCTTTATCTCCTGGTGCTGGTTACAACGGAGGCACTAAAGCTAACGGTGACACAAGCGGAAACTCAATTACTTTAGATAGTTTAGGGTCTCAGAATTTTGTTGTTAGAGTTAACGAAGACGGTACGGCTCTTGAAACATTTAAGGCTAGTCTTGTCGCTTCAGGAGCATTCCTTGAAGATGTGATTAATACAGGAGAAACGAACACGGTATCCAGAGTAATAAAAGGTAACATCCTTAAGGATGATGCAGATGCTAGTGTTACTGCCTTACCAAACTTCGCTGACCTTATCTCCTCATTGACTACAGGTCCGTTCCAAGTTACGTTCAAATTAGGTACTAACTTACAGGACACTCAAACTTCTGTCACCGCAGTTGGAGGCAGATTCAATAAACTAGTAGGAACTCCTGCTGTCAACCTAGCTGGTGGAACTAACGGGATACCCGGCACCGAGTCAGGTAGAGACACCGTACTAATCGGTAGTCAGGCGGAAGATCCTAAGACAGGAATGCAAGCTCTTAATGATCCTGTCCTAAACATAGGCACAGCGGTAGTTCCAGGTATAAACTCGGAAGCTGTTCAAAACGCCTTAATAACTCTAGCCGAAAACACACAGAATTTCTTGGCCTTAGTTTCTCCTCCTTATGCTGTTGGCACAGTTCAAGATGCCATTGATTGGAGTAATGGTCAAGCGTCAACCACTGGATCCAGAGAGACAGCGATCAATAGCTCTTTTGCAGCGATCTACTGGCCCTGGGTAAAAGTATTCAGTACCTTCGATGGGATTGATAGGTTCTATGACCCGGCTATTTTTGCTGCTAGACAGATGGCGTACACGGACTCTGTTTCTGATACTTGGTTCGCTCCTGCTGGTTTCCAAAGAGGCAGATTAACCAAGCCCACCGAGGTTGAGGTAAAACTCAACCAAGGCGACAGAGATAGTCTCTACAGCGGAGGTAATGCGATCAACCCAATCGTCGCTTTCCCCCAGCAGGGCCTAACCATCTTCGGACAAAGAACTGCTCAAAGAGAGCCTAGCTCCTTAGATAGAATTAACGTAAGACGCTTACTCATCTATGTGCGGAAAGTGATTCTTGCATCCACTCAGCGTTTCGTGTTCGAGCCAAACGACGAGTTCACTTGGTCACAGGTTGAGGGTGTCGTCAACCCTTTCCTAGATGACATTAGAAGAAGACGGGGTATTTCGGAGTTCCGTGTTGTTTGTGACGAAACAACCAATACACCGCTCCGTGTCGATAGAAATGAACTTTGGACAAAAGTTCTTCTCAAGCCCACCAAGACCGCTGAGGTCATCGTGTTTGAGATCAACCTAACCAATCAGTCCGCTGATCTAGGAACCCTCTAAGGAGATAATTAATGGCAACATCATATTACAAGACAAAATACGGTAGAGATTTTACTCCGGGTCAGGGGCTTCCTACCGTCTCGACTGACCTTGATTCAGTGCGGGCGTATCAGTTCGAAGCTCACTTCTTCGGGCTCCCTCAGGACATCACTAATGTGGCTGATTTAACCTTAGCTTGCAAGAAAGTTGGTGGTTTAGAGATGCGGAACGAGGCTATTGTTGTTGATCGTGTTAACGATAAGCTTCACTACCCAGGTAAGACTACTCCAGGTGAGCTTACTATCGACTTCGACAATCTCTACCTTCGTGAGACAGCCTCGGACCTCTATCGCTTCTTCCGTCACACCTACGACCCACTCACAGGTGAGATGACTAAGAGTGCCCAGCCCGGAGGCGGTGCTGGTAACACATTCAAGGCAGACAAGCTTGAGATTGTTCAGTTAGACAACACTCTAACTCCTCACTCAACCATCGAGCTTTACGGAGTGTATCCCACTTCCTGGCAAGCTGCGGAATTCAACTACGCTACTAACGATTTCCACATGCTTACGGTGAACTTCAAGTACGACTTCATGAACGTATACAATTACTCAAACCCTACTCAGTGATTTTAAATTAGGTTTTTAGCCCCGTCCTTTACCTGTGTGGGCGGGGCTATTTTTTTCATCTATAATAAGATATGGATTATTTCTCGGAATTACTAGAAAGCTACAGCAAGCTGAAGAAAAGGACGTATAAGATCACTTATATCAGTGAGAGTTATACTCCAGAACAATTAAATGCTTTCCCTGAGATAGACTCTGCAATTCAGGCAGCGGCAGCAGGTAATCTTCAGACAGGGTTAGGTAAGAATAAAAATATTGAGATTTCCCCTGCAAAAGATAAGCCTGGGTATATTACGATATCAGGATCTAATTTAACAAGTAAAAATTTTAACGCCTCTAATTATAAAAACGATATCAACCCAAACAAAACTCACGCTGGAAGTTACTCTAAAAAACTTTTAGGTGCTTGGGCTCCTGACACAGGAGAAGGAGGTGATAAGGGGTTGACCCCAGAGGAAATTGAGAAGAAGAGATTAGCAGACGCGAAAGCCGCAGAGCAAGCAAAAAATTTAACTGTTGAGGGAAGCTTAGAGGACCCTGAATATGTTGATCTAGTTCCGAAAGCTAAAGAGATCTTAAGCCGCTTACAGGAATTGGCTAGAGAAGGTCTTTTTGGTGACATTACCGAAGCTCAAATAGCTTCAACTTACTTTACGAAAGGAAATCAAACTTTTTCCACAGGAATCTTAGGGAAGATAATGTCCGCTGAAGTACGGACTGTAGATGATGATGGCTTGTCTACTGAAGCTAAGATGAGTCCTGCTATGGCTGCTAAGATCCTGGATAACTTTGAAGCCGTCACTTCATTTATAGCTCTTCCTGAAGAAGAAAAAAAAGATGCCTGTGAAGATGTAAAGCGCCAAGTAGGTTTCTACAAAAACCAATTGATTCTCTTCGGAAACGACCCGTCAGAATTACTTGTAGTGGGATCTAATAAAACTCCGAACAAGCTTTATCAAATAGGCTTAAACGCCATAGAAGATAGCTGTGGGTTTTCCAAGAACGATTTTACTAAAGTTGCTGGTAGTGCATTTTCAACTCAAGAAAAGAACGCCGTCAAGGGAGTTTTGTTTGAAGAGTTTCATGTTGTTGCGGCCATGATGGTTAATGGCAATATAGAAGAGGGAAAGGCTGCTTTAATTTCAGCTTTAAAAAGCAAGGCAGCTATCCTAAAAGATATACAGGCTGCGCGTGGGGATTCTGGACTTACACTAGATGAGGCTTTTGCTCAAGTAGTTCAAGACGAGTTATTAGAAGCCTTAGGTGACGATGAGGCGCTTAAGAAATATTTACTCACTGAAATGTCCTTGGCTCTTCCTTTTGCAAAATTCATGGACGCCGACAGTGTACAGCCAGTTGGCCTAGAGGTTGCTACTGGATCCAGAGAAGACCTTGATTACATTTACTCTGATCAAGATAAAGCATTTGAGAAGGCAGAGGCCATTGGCAGTGAGGTTCGAGTAATAGGCCCTAACCAGTACGCAGTTGGGGTAGGATTAAAAAGGCTATCAGAGATACAGCGTGCGAAGTTCGGTGAAATAAACTCAGTCAGAAGAATGTTGGAAATTCTCGCTGGAGGAGGGAAGGGAAAAAATCTAGACCCTGAGTTCCAAACATTCTTATACAAAAACCTGTATGATTATTCCACAGAAAGAGAAATTGAAACTGCTAGGTATGCAGAAGGGCTAGAAGCCAAGGTAGGCAAAGCTGCGGTGCCCTTCATGGAGAACACCACATATACAAAGGGAGGAAAGATAAAAGCTATCACTCCTGAACAGTTGGCTAAGTCTGCGTTCGCGTCTATGAAAAAAAGGTTAGGTTTTTCTGACCTAAAGAATTCTGCTTTGAGAGATACTTTATTCGATAAGAAAGGTAAAGAATTTGTGTTGAAGGAATTTGCTGGGGATGGGCCTTCCGCAGAAGATAACAGGCAGCGACTTGCTGAGAAGGTAGGCAGGTTGGAAAGAATGAATCAACTAAAGAAAGATCTTGCTTCTGGAAATGGAGCTGCGGAAGATTACGTTATGGCAATGGCTTTTACCTGCGGGGCTAATACTAGAGACCTATCTCAATTGATTAGCGATGACTCTGGAAAGGTTTTAGCCGTTAAGCATAACAAAATCCTAACTGACATTGCTCAAGCTAAAGATCGTAAGTTTGAAGTTAAAGGAACCAAGATAATAATTTCTGGTGGGGGGTCAACGGTGATACTAGATCAGTCTCACACGAAAACTTCTGCGGGTAAAAGTAATACTAGAACATCCTTGTATGTTCCTAAAGAAACCCTGGAGAAATATGCTTCCGAAAAGAACTTTAGCCCCACACAGCAAACTAAAGAAGAAGTAACTAAGCTATTTATTCAAGGACAAATTAAGCTTCTAGAAGAACTACTTAATCAAACCAATGATAATCCTCTTCTTTGAGTAAATCATCTAAGTAATAAACCTTATATTTCTGTTCTCCTTTGTGAAGCTCTATATATTTATCAATCGAGTATGTTATATAAGAGGGTACTATCGCCAGAGTTTTCTGTCTATCTTGTTTAAATATTACCATCGGCTCTTTATTGCAGAAAGATGAATCTTTTTCGCATTGAAGAACAAATTTCCAAAAGTCGGATCTATAATTAAAAAGACTATAGAGATTCTCCTTATTGTATCCCTTCTTGCATTCTATGCAGTATCGGAAATTTTGTGGGGTTATTAAATCTCCATAGATCTTTAGGTGATCTGGTAGTGTATGGGTTGTAGCAAAGGCTCCTGACCCAGGTGTACGAGAGAACTCTTTTGTATCGAAGCGTTTGTTTAGCACACCAGCGATCTGACGTTCAAAGGTACTACCCTTAGCTCTACTGTTAACCTTCTTTTTTTTCTTTAGCTTGGAAATGTCATATTTATCTTCCATGTTAATAAACCTCAAACTATTATAGTGTAATGGATACTGAAACACAAAGTATCAAATTAGATATACAAAATTGGAAATTTCGCATTGATGAGCGGAGCAGAAACAGAATGAAAATTAATATTAAACTATCAAAAGATGAAGCTGAAGCCTACAAGAACTTTGCTACTTCAATAAAACCTGAAGAGCTTAGTGATAATGATTTTATGAAGACCATTTTCTTCAAAGGTTGTGAAACGCTTCACACCGAGCTACAGGGCCTCATGCAGAAATTTGCTAAAGAGAATCAAGAAGAGCTTGCTTCATCAGGGATAACTGTTGTGGAGGGTGAAGATGGGCAAGTAAAGCTCATGAGTTCAGAAACCGCTGAAGCTACAGAAGAAGCATGAAGTATAGTTTACAGTTCCTCAGAAAGGAAAACGACTTAAACAAAATATTATCACAACAAAAAGTAAATAAAACAAACATGAGCATTTTGTTTGTTTCCGATTGGGATGATTGGTGCTCAGGCTTGGTAGATGAACTTAGAAATAAGTATGGGGAAAATGAAGACGGAGAGAAGCTTTATGTTGTAAATAGCTTCGATATGCCGCACAGCTTCGTCATCTACGGAAGTACGAAGGTGCCGCACCTTGTTCGGTTGAAGAAGGGCAAGGTTAAATCTGAGTTCTATCTACCAAACATATACAAGCAACTAAAGGTCTAAGTTATCTTTATGGATGTCGATGTAGTTTTCGATTTTCTGCTTGTATTTTTTCTCTCTGGTGTACATAAGCTTGAGTTGGTTTAGAATTACCGTCGTAAAGTAATTGAACGCGGTGCC